TGCTAAGAGTGGCGTAGTTTACATTGAAGTGACTAACTTCTCCCCTAAAAAGAGGTATTCCACAGGGGGAATGTCGATATGTACAAAGCCTAGTTTATATATACAAAAGTACACAAAAGTTACATACACACTGGTATCCATATATACACATCAATTTTGCTTTCCCGTAGGTTCCAGATTGAGAACTGGATGAGTAGATAAGCTCTACTCCAAGCTTACGATTTGTTCATCCTCTTCAAGTTCCTCGCCTAGGTACTTGTGTCTCCAACGATTGACACGCTTGTCATAAGAAACATTGAGGGCAGGGCACAAGTGTTCGATTTCACACTTGCGCGCAACTAATTGGAGCTTACTCCTACGATCTTCAAAAATTTCACGACCATAATAAAACCAATCATGCAAAGAACTTTCGATGTTCTGTGCACTATGTTCTGGTAGGGTAAGTTCTTGCGAAAGCAAATGTGCATGAAGACGTTTAAAGATAGAATCTTCAGAAAGAAGTCCTACTTTTTGTCCAAGATCTTCATTATATACACACTTACGTTTCAAGAAGTCCACATCATTTTCTGTCATATAATGTGTTGGAGTTGACTCCTTGTCGGGCATGGTGAATTTCATATCATGTTCTGCCAACCAATCGGCATAAGTGATATGAGTATACTTTGGGCACGATTCATCAACAGTTCCGATAACATCATCTCCATATGTAAGAAAAGCACAATTTTCCTTGAAATCCTTTTCAGGATAGATCGAAAAGAAACAGCTCCTCAACAATAAAGAGTTGACAATGGAATTAATGATCACTGTAAGGTTCTGTCCCGAAGGATTAGTTCCAAACAGCTGAATCAAGTCACCATTGTAAGCCATAACTGGGTACACAACTTCATGGACTACCATCTTCATCAAATGGATATCCTCATTAGTGTAACCGTCACATTTTTCAGCAATATCAATTAGAATATCAAAAGCTGCAATTGTGACTTGAGCGGGCATACGCACATCGTATTTGCTATAGTCTCCAGCTAAAACACGATCTTTGCCTTTACTCATGGCGGCTTTCCAAAGTTCATCCCATTCCAATCCTTCTGCATTGACACCAACGGCACATTCATATAGGATTGGGTTCATTTGAATAATTCGAACTATTGGAAGGAAGTACATCCTAATTAACAATTGAAGAACTAATGGAGCACTTTGAAATACTCGAACTTTATCTTTTGTCAATTTGGTTGCTTCATCCTTCAAGCACGATTTCCAAATCATATAACATCGCTTTCCTCCACGCAAGGTGGAAACGATTTTGTCAAATTCAGCCCACACTTCAGGAATAAAAGTGCGGGGTTTACCAATTTCAGGATAGTCTTCAGGATCTAAATCCACAAGTAGTGGATGTTTCGACCCTGCAAGCGGAAAACCAGGGGAAGTTGAGAAATTCATTGGGTCGATAAACTTAAC